CCCTTTGGTGCAGCAAGCAATAAAAAATTGCTGCCATATTTAACGCGTTGTCGTTATGAAACACACTTCAAAGAACGGCGCAAAATAAATTTGGATATTGTAGTTCCGCCTGAGGATTACCAGCAAAAAGCGCTAGATTATGTGTTAGGAAATAAACTACATAGAGGTATTATCGTGGGCGGCACAGGCTCAGGCAAGACAAACATAGGTTTATACCTTATTAAGCATTTGGGCTTGAGAGCCTTGTGGATTACGCACAAAAAAGACTTGTTAAAGCAGTCGAGCGAAAGAGCAAAATCGGTATTTAGTAATATTGATATTGGGTTTATTACAGCAGGCAAAATCAACGTAGGCAAAGATATAACATTTGCTACTATCCAAACTCTTTCAAAAGTTATTAGTCAAGTGAAAGATTGTTTTGATGTTGTTATTATTGATGAAGCCCACCATTGTGTCGGCTCGCCTACTTTAATAACTATGTTTCAAAAAACTATGAACGACTTAAACGCACCGTTTAAATTTGGCTTAACCGCTACACCCAAGAGAAGCGATGGTCTTGAAAAAATGGTATTTGCACTTATAGGAGATGTTGCTTATGAAATCCCCAAATCGGATGTTTCATCCCGTGTGTTGCCAATAGAGTATCACGTGATTGATAACCCTACTGATTACGATATTTTTGATTACACGGACACATCAGGGATGGTCGACCCTAACGCTCTTGCTAGGACTATTGCTTTTAGTCCTGAACGAAATGCGCTGATTGTTCAAAAAGCGGTTGATATTGTGAATGAAGGGGGAAGCGTGCTGATATTGGCTAAACTCGTTGACCATTGTGAGTTACTTGTGCGTCAATTAAGCGGCAGGGGTATTAATACAGCCTTGCTGGTGGGCAAAACTAAAAACCGAGTGGAAATACTCAAGTCAAAAGAAATTCAGGTTATAGTGGCTACAAACGCGCTAGCAAAGGAGGGTTTGGACCTAGTTAGATACGGAAATTTGATAATCGCATACAATATCAAGCAAAAAGGCGAATTTGCACAAGCAGCGGGTCGTGTCAGGCGTGTTGATGGGGTAAAAACAAAAGGTGTGGTTTATGAAGTGTGCGATAAAAGTATTAATTTTCTCACAAATCGTATAAAGCGCCACAAAAAGTGGGCAAAAATGTTATAATAATAAAAAGGAGTATACTATGGAAACTAAAATATTAACCGAAAAAGAAGTTAAAAAAACCATAAAAGACAATAGAATTGTTTTTAGGGAATTTTATCTCAATAAAAAAGTTTACGGAGCGTTAAATACCAACGGCGAAATCATTGCCATGGTACCCGTGCTACAAAAAAAACAACTATTTAATGCACGTAAGATTTTCACTCCATTTGTAGTCGGAAATAACATTAGAATCGGCACCAAACTTTTGAAAAAAGTAGTACAAGAAAACAGTGATTTTTTAATCTTTGCGGACTTTACCAAAAACACCAAAAGAATGTTTGAAAAAGCAGGATTCAAAATCACTAATAAAAAAGTTGGATTATTAAGATATAACACTTTATATAGAGGGGTAATTGAAAATGGGCGCACTTGGTGATAGAAAATTAAAGCCTACCGATGAACGAGTCAAAAAACAATTCATCGAACTATGTAGAATACAAAGCACGCGCGAAGAGATTTGCGCGGTTTTGGACGTATCGCCTAAAACGCTTCAGCGCTGGTGCAAGGAAACGTTTGGCATGGGTTTTTCCCCAGTTTATAAAAGAATGTCGAGCGGGGGGAAGACAAGTTTGAGGCGTATTCAGTTTAAGCAAGCGGAAAACAGCCCATCTATGGCCATGTTTTTAGGTAAGGTAGTATTAGGGCAAAGGGACCGCGAAAACGTTCATGTCGTGGTGGATAACGGCGGTGACGACCCTATTACTAAGGCATTAAAAACTTTGTATAACAAGGATGACAGCGATGGCAGCGAAGAAGATTAAAAAAGTCCCTGCATTTTCTCCTAAACAACTGGAGATATTATCTTTCCCCTATCAAAACGAAGGAGAATACGATGCGGTAATCGCCGATGGGGCTATCAGGAGCGGCAAGACAATTGCTGAAGCCTTGGCGTTTTTGTTGTGGTCAATGTCCGAGTTTAATGGGGCGAACTTCATTATTGCCAGTAAATCAGTAGGAGCCGCTAATCGAAATATTATCCGGCCTTTGCAGCAAATAAAATACATCCGCGAGCACTTTGATATTAAATATTCAATCAGTAAAGGATATATGACCGTTGAGCGAGGGAAAAAAATAAACTATTACTATGTGTTTGGCGGAATGAACGAACGCTCGCAAGATGTGGTGCAAGGTGGCACTATGAGCGGTGCGTTCATAGATGAAGCGGCATTAATGCCACGGTCGTTTGTTGAGCAATGTGTAGCGAGATGCTCCGTGGAGAATGCGCTAATATGGTTCAACTGCAACCCCTTAAATCCGGCACATTGGTTTAAACAAGAATGGATAGACAAAGTCAAAGAAAAGCACGTTAAATATTTGCATTTTACAATGGATGATAATCCAAGTTTGACCGACAGGGTTAAACAAAGATATATCAATCAAAATACGGGGGTTTTTTACAAGCGAAATATCCTTGGCTTATGGGTAGCGGCTGAAGGCGTCATATACGAAGATTTTGCAAATAATCCCGAACAATATATAATAGATGAAGTACCCAGCACGTGGAAACTCGATTATATCGATGTAGGCATTGATTTTGGTGGGACTAAATCTACAACCTCTTTTGTACTTAAAGGGGTGTACAATGGTATGCGAGATTTGGTGATATTAAGAGATGATGAATTAGTGGGCGATTATACCACGGATGAACTTGGCCTCAAATACCAAGAATTTGAAAAAAAGGTGCAAGATGAGTTCGGTTATTATTTTAACACTTATTGTGACAACGCTGAGCCCGTGCTTATTCGTTCGCTAAAAAACTATGCTCGCATGAGCGCTATTAAAAAAGCGGCTAAAACTTCTATATTTGGGCGTATCAAATTTACCACCACAATGATTAAAACCCACCACTTTTGGATACGTGGCAAGTATGCTCCGCATGTAGTTAAATCACTTACTGAAGCGGTATGGGATGACAAGCACGCTGATACAAGACTAGACAACGGGACTTTCAACGTGGACGCTTTAGACGCTATGGAATACTCTTTCGAGCGAGATATCAAAAAATTAATGTTTATGAATTCACAAATTCAGTCACATCAATCATAAGGAGGAAAGGTTATGGACTTTTCGGAAAAAATAAAAGAAATATATGGCAACAAAATTGCAGGGCGAGACCAAATATCAATCAAAAAATATTGGTCATGGTATCGCGGATATGTGGAATCCTTCCATGAATATCGAGTTTATAACGGGGAAAATTTTATCTATCTTACTAAAAAGTCACTGGGCATGGCTAAAAAAGTGTGCGAAACTTGGGCGGACTTGCTCATTAACGAAAAATGTAGCATAAAAATCACTAAAAGTGCCAAGAAAAACCTTGATATACTGCTAAACAAAACTAAATTTTGGACAAAAGCCAATCAAATGATAGAGGTTGGTTTTGCACTTTCTTATGCCGCCATAGTTGGAGAAATTAACTCCAAGCGCGAAATGAATTTTGTAATGCTTGATGCAAGAAATGTAATCCCGCTGAAAATAGTAAACGATGCTATTGTAGATTGTGGGTTTTATTCCGAAAGTGATGAGGGCACTCGCGCAACTTTGTGGGTGAAAAAAGAACAAGGCTACAAAGTAAGTACTATTGATTTTGATGAAAAAGGCAATGAGGTTTCAAGAACCGACTTACAAACACCATTTGATATTCCGCTATTTATGGTCATTAAGCCAAATATTATCACTAATTTATATAATAAAAAATATAATTACGGAGTATCCTGCTATGCTAATTCAATCGATAATTTTAAAGCGATTGATACCAAGTATGACGGGCTTGATTTTGAGTTTATAGGTGGCCGCAAAAAGGTATATATTTCAGTCGAGGCAATGCGAGTCACTAAAAGCACAAACGGTCAATCACAAATTGTTACCAAAGGCTTTGACCCGCTTGACAGTACTTACTTTAACACTGGCGACACGGGGAGTGATGGAAAGCCTTTGATTACCGAGGGTGGTGGCGAATTAAGAGCGGAGCAGTATATCAATGCGCTTAATTTTGAATTATCCTTGCTTTCGCATAAAGTCGGACTTGGCTATGGATATTTTAAAATCAACCCTACTGGTGAGGTGACAGCAACTCAGGTTGTCAGTGAAAACTCCGAATTGTTTAGAACACTCAAGAAGCATGAGATATTAATACGCGATGAAATGGCTCAATTCATAAACGCGGTTTGTTTGTATTCAAACGAATATTGCAATTTTAAAATCGGCTCATATAATCCTGATGATATTGATATCATTTTTGACGATTCAATTATCGAAGACAAGCAAGGCGAAAAAGCCGCTGACCAGCAAGAGTTGGCAACAGGATTAATGACAAACGTTGATTATGCAATGAAATGGAAAGCACTAGAAGAAAAAGATGCCATAGCAAAATATCAATATTTGGACATCGCAAAACGCGCGAACACTTTAATGCCTTTATTGGACGCAAAATTAATCACTCCCGAGTTGGCTATAGAATATATATACGCGCAAAACGCGCCCAAAATTGATGTTGATAAGTTGCTGAAAAATTTAGAAACTGATGATTTAAATATTGACGATGGCGAGTTTGACAATGGAGAAGAATAATGAAATCGGTAAACAACGATGTAATCGCGGAAGCAATAAGGATAGGGAGCGATACCAGCAAAGTCGCTGAAGCCGCGCAAACTGATTTGGCATACAAATTTGCTGAAATAGTAGTCAGTCACCCAAAGTCCGATGCTGATAAAGAAATCGATAAAATGAAAGAAAAGACAAATGCTCTTTTGAATACCGTTTTAAAGCAATTTTCGCGCGTTGCTGAAGAAGTGGGAGAAACAGCCAATGAGTTGTTTGAAAACAGTAAGAAGCAGGCGAAAACGCTTTATAAAATAGATAACGATGATGCGATTAAAGATTATTTGTATAAAATTACTGGCGACCAACTTTTAGCAAACCAAAAAGTCACTTATAAAAACGGGCAAAAAATTGGATTTAAAGAATACACGGAGATGGCTACACGTACGCGCATACAGCACGATATGCTCGAGCAACAGCGCGAAATAGGCGTTGAAACACGTCAGTTATTTTACGTGTGCGACACTTATAGCGATTGTGCAAATGACCACCAAGATTATCAAGGACAACTTTATTATGATGAAAAAGTTTGGAAAAAGATACCGCGAACGAATCAATATTATGAGCAATTAAGCGCGGCAATAAAAAAATGTAAAGCATCAATAACTGAAGTTACGGAAAACAAGCCATGGCTAACCACTCGCCCCAATTGTAGACATAGACTGATACCAGTCGCAATTGATGATGTTGTTCATTTAAGCAAAAAAGAGATATTGAAAGTTAACAACGCTTATAAAGGTAGTTACAGCAAAAGCACTTTAAAAAAGAACTATGCTGATTCTCAAAAGCAAAGAGCAATAGAATTAAAATTGCGCAAAGCAAAAAGAAATCAGGAAATTTTTCAAAAAGCGTATAGCAAAACCAAAAATCCTGAATATTTAAAAGCGGTAAATCGTGCCAATAGAACTATACGCATCCACCAGTCAAATATGCGCAAATTGATAAAGAGTAATAGCGCACTAAAGCGTGATTACAGGCGCGAAAACCCATATCACTTACAAAAAGACCTAGGGGTGGCATATAATACCACTCCCGTGCGAGCGACGTTTAAAGTGCCTGATACGGAACTAAACGACCCCAAGGCGTTAAAAGACTATGAATCCAAAGGTATGGATTTTAAAGCAACGTTGAAAAACGATGAGCGGGAAGCCTTAGCGGTATATACCGGCTCCGATTATAGATTCATGAATCAGTCAATGTATGCTCCAAAAGAATTTGAAAGAAAAATGGCCGAGTTTTATGCAAATAATCCGGCTAAAATAAACGACCCTAAAGTTAAAAGGGAAATAAAAAAAATAAGAGAATATGTTGACAGGCTGCATAAAATATTTGCGAGAAATCCTAATAACAAAGTTGATAAACCTATTATCGTTTATCGTGGGACATCTAATATCATAAAACCAAATTCAACAACAGTGATTTTTAATTCATTTACATCAGCGACAAACAACGAAGAAGTATTGAAATATTTTAAACGCAATAAAAGTACATACAAAATAATCATTCCACCTGAGGCACAAAATCAAGCGCTATTTATTGGCGGTGGTGAGAACGAAACTATAATAGATACCAACGCGGTATTTGATATTGTTGAACAAGATGGGAATAACTACACTTTGTTGTTGCGACCAAAACACAAAGGAGTAAAGAGATAATGATAAAAAAAATATTTAAAAAAACTTGGCTATGGATAAAGCCTTATTGTACATGGAAAATGCTCCCACTATTTGCTTTAGCATGGATGGTCACAAATGGTTGGTCATACGTGTTTGTGATGGTTGGAGGATGGCTAGATATAACTTGGATGGTGGTAGCAGGCACGGCTTGGTTGTCGTTCTTGTGGATGCCGTTTACCCCTGAAAAAATAGTGACACTAACGCTGGCGGGATTTTTGTATAAGTTGATTTATAAGGAGGATTTTAAGAATGGAAGCGGAAGAAACTAAAGAATATTTGTTCTTACAATACGCCCAATACTTTTATGTCGATGAAAACTACAAAATAAAATTGACCAAGATTGGCGAAGAAATACCCGAAATCAAGGCAAGTTACGAAAAATACCTCAAAGATTATGTATATTAATGTATAATTTATGTATGTTTTGTTTTGAAAAAATTTTTTGAAAACTCCCTTAAATACTATATATTTTATATATTTATGTATAATATGTATATTATGTATGTTTATATACGTATGTAACGTATGTATACGTGTGTATACGCGCGCACGTGTGTGTATATATTAACCTACCGAAAAAACCTACATAATATACATAACCTACATTCTCTTAGTGTTTAAGGGTTTTTTTATGGAAAAACATACACAAATAACGTACACAAACATACATAAGTAAAAAAAAGGTTAAAAAAATAATTGACATCATATAATATATTTGGTATTATATGGGTATGGAAAGGAGTTATCGAAAATGAAAAAAATAACTTATTATGAAGATGCAAACGGCAATAAATGGAATGTTGCTAAATTTACGGAGGCGGGAGCCGAAGCCGCTAGTAAGAGTCTAAAAAATTGTAAAAATTGCATTGATTGCCGCGACTGCGAATATTGCGTTGCGTGTGTTAATTGTGAGGAATGTACGGACTGCATTGATTGCATGGAGTGCAAAAAATGTTTTGATTGCCAAAATCGCTACAAAAAAGAGAATTACGAAAAATTCAATTTATTTCACTTACTTTGATAACGACGGTGGCGAGAAAGGATATATGTTATGAACGAATTTGACAACTATAAAGAATACTACAAAATAACAGGATGTGATGAGGGGGAAGAAATCAAGCCCCGATACGTTCATTGCACCCGTTCAGGACTAAGCGGATACTTGACTACTTATGGCGACAGCACTCGTTATTACGAGCCAATTACTCGACAAGAATATCAGGACCACACATCGGCGGGGAAATAATCCCCGCTTTAGAAGTCGTAGGTCAAGGGAGGAAAAGAAAAAATGATATTACAAAAGTTTTGGATAGACGAGCACAATAATAAATGGGATGCGGAAGCGTATACCGAAGAACAAGCCAAGAGTTGCAGTGTATCCATGAAAAATTGCACTGGATGCGTTGATTGTGTCGTTTGCGAAAATTGCAGGGATTGTAACGATTGCGTCGATTGTGTCGATTGCGAGGAATCTACTTATTGCATAGGTTGTAACGGATGCGTAAATTGTAAATACTGCACCCAATGCATAAATTGTAGTCAATGTCTAAATTGCAAAGATTGTAAATATACTACTTGCTCGGAGTCTTGTGTTCGTTGCGATTGGTGCGGCACTTGTGTTGATTGTAAAAATAGCAATAATATTTTTGATAAGAAATCAGTTGAGGGGGAGAGTAAATGATTAAATTATATAATGGCGATTGTTTAAAAGTAATGGATAAACTAATAGAGCAAGGGATTAAGGTAGACACCGTTTTAACAAGCCCTCCATACAACATCTCATTAAGCAAAGGAAAAGCATACGCATTAAAATATAGAGGTTATAGTGATTGCATGGAAAATAGCGAATATATTAAATGGACTATTAATATATTTAATAAATTGGACGAAATATTAGAACAAAACGGAGTTATTTTGTATAATATAAATTATGGAACAAATAACAACGAAACTATGTGGTTATTAATAGCCGATATAATTAAAAAAACGAAATTCACTATTGCAGACAATATAATATGGAAAAAAAGCAGTGCATTTCCCAATAGTTGCAGTAGTAATAAAATAACGCGAATAACTGAAAATATTTTAGTTATATGTAGAAAAACAGAATATAAAACATTCCACATGAATAAGAAAGTTGTGTCCGTTAGAAAAACGGGACAAAAAATGTATGAAAATGTATTTGGGTTTATTGAAGCACCTAATAATGACAGGGGGGTGTATAGAGGAAATCATAAGGCTACATATTCTACGGAATTATGTGTGAAATTATTAAATTTATATGGTGGTAAAAGAGTGTTAGATTGTTTTATGGGTGTTGGAACAACTGGTTTAGCTTGTCAAAACTTAAATAAGAACTTCATAGGTATTGAACTAGATAAAGATTACTACGAAATAGCAAAAAAACGAATAAATGGTGATATGCAATTAAATTTGTTTGAGAGAGGAGAATGAAATGACCAAGAAAGAATTAGAGCAAAAGATAAAATTGCAGCAGGAAACTATAGAAACAATGTGGGGAATGGTTTGTTACACGGAATATGAAGTTAAGAGACTAAAGGCTGAACTAAAAGAGAGCAAAAAAAGCAAACAGCCAAGAGAGGAGGCAACAATTGAAACGATATAGATATGTAGTAGCGGTAAAAGGTCAATACTTCGCCGTTAAGGGCGGTTTTAGGGCATATAAGCGCTTTAACGATATTGTGTGCTTAAATAGACACGAAAGCCTAATATCGTTGTTAGACGCGCTAAAATTAAACGATATACATTACACGATAATAACAAGTGTGATAAAGAAAGGAGCCGTATATGAAAAGATTTAAAAAAAGCATTGGAAATTATGCGATGAAAATTGAGGGGGTTGATATGGTCATAACTAGCAACAAATATTTGCACGTTATAGTTAAAGACATCGAATATCTTTTTGAGTGGGAACGTTTAAAAGAATTTTGCGAAACCTATGGTATGGAAACAACGAAAAAGCGTTTAAAAGAAAAAATTATGGAGGGAGAAAATTAAATGAACTATTACGAATGGTTAGCCAACGAGCAGCAACTATATGAAAAAGAGAATGACTACAAACGTTTAATAAACAAGTATATCAATTCTTTGAAAAAGGAAAAAGAAAAATTGGAAGCCCAAACAATGGAGGCGCTGATAAACGGTCGTTTGTTTGAAAGTTTTGAAACGTGCGGCAAATTTGATGAAGTAACTAAAATTATAAAAGAACTAGAATCGTTTTTCGGAAAACATGAAGTATAGAATTGGAGGTAACGATTAATGAAGTTGATTAAATTATACGAAACAAAGAATGCTGGCGGTATAGGTGCCGTTGTGGGCGAAGTTGAATTAGATAGGGTAATTGATATAGACCCTATCGATTTGTTTGAAGAAACGCCCGAAATCGTGTTGCACGCGCTTAAACGTGCTGGCTTGACTCAAAACCAATTTATAAAATACTCGGATTGGGACATATGCAAAGCGATATATGTCAAAAATCCCAAGCGGTATGAAAAGCCTGAAAAACTACCTGAAGGAATACGTGCTCCGCAAAATTTTTGTTATGGTCCCAATTGTATTTATTTATCCATTCATAAAAAGTGGGCGGATAAAATTTTAAGTGGGAAAAAAGATATTGAAATTAGAAAAAAGTTTGCCGCAAACATTTGATAATAAAAATTTGTTGTGGTAAAATATAATTACAATAGTGATATTGCAACTTAATTACTCAGGAGGCAATTATGGAAATTTTAAGACAAATACTCCGCGATGTCGACGATGGCAAAGGCGGAGGCAACGAACAACCTAAACAAAGAGTCTATAATCAAGACGAGTTGAATGGAATTATTGGCGACCGACTTGCAAAAGAAAGAGCCAAAATTTATTCAAAGTTTGGAGTGTCAACGGAAGAAGAATTATTAGACGTTTCAAAAAAGTTAAAAACTTTTGAAGAAGAAAACGCCACGCTCAGGACTGAAAATGAAAATTTTAAAACATTACAAGCCAAAGCGGAAAAGACGAGCAAACTCAAAGAAGCGGGAATAGACCCTGACTTTATTGACATCGCCGCAAGCAAGTGGGATGGTGAGCAGGATTTATCAAAGTTCGTTGAGGAAAATCCAAAATTAACGGCCGCATATTTTGCTGGAAAGCAAAACGAATTCAAAGGTACGGGCAACACTTTGTCACAACAAGGTGGAAAAAACGAAATCGATGAAAGTCAAATGACGACCGAAGAATTTATGGAGTACCACAAACAAAAAGAGGGATAATAAATTGTCCTTCTAGAAAAGGAAAAATATTAGAAAATGGCAAACACAATAATCACTCCGCAATTGATTGCTAACTATGTACTAAAAGCCTTGTTAGGCAATTTTGTATATAGAGATTTAGTCTACAAAGCGGAATTATCAAATCAAATCGCTTCAGCGAAAGCGGGCGACACTTTAAATGTTAAAAAGCCTTCAAAATTCAAGATGAAAAGATTTAACGGAAACGTTATTTCTCAATCTCTTACTGAAACAACCGTCCCAGTGAAAATGGATATTGTTGGCGATATTACAGTTGAAGTTACATCGAAAGAAATGACCCTCGATATTAACGACTTCAACACTCAAATTTTAGAGCCTATTGGCAACGGTCTTGCTATTGGTATTGACCAATATGTTTCAAGCAAGATTTTTCAAAATGTCCCAACCGCTAACACGGTCACAGCATCTTCTACCGCCAACTCTTTGGAAGATATTACAAAATTAGGAGTTATCCTTGATTTGGCGAAAACCCCTAAGGCTGGTAGAACTTTAGTTCTCTCACCTACACACAAACAAAAATACGCTCTAGTTGATAACTTATCACACGTAAGTTATGCGGGCGAATCGACCACATTAAGAGATGCAATTTTGGGAAGACTTTATGGTTTCCAAACATTGGAATCTTCTTACAATCCCGCTGGTACTGGCGGCGGAACCGTAACATCAGTTGGTCAAATTGTAGTTAGTGGAACAGCAGGCGCAAAAACCTTAAAACTCACTAATGTCGTTCCTACAACTGGAACATTAAAGACTGGCGATATTATTATCATTGATGGTCAAATTATTACAGTTAACGAAGATGCAACAGCATCATCAGGCACAATTAACGCTCTTGGAGTTGTTCAAGAAGATGTAGATGATTTGCCTAATGGTACTTATACAACAATCGGAGTATCTACTAAAGATTGCTCACTCGCGTTTAGCGACATTGCTTTCGGTCTAGTAAATGCACCGCTTGAATTACCAGTCAATAATCCTCAGGCTGCAATAGCCTCGTACAACGGAATTACAGTCCGTGTGTTCTATGGATATGACCAGGATACAAAATCACAAAAATTATCAGTTGATACTTTGTTCGGTTTTGCATCATTTTATCCCGAGACATCCGCAAAACTTGTCGGCTAGGTTTTGTAGATATAGAGAATCTCCTTTCTCAGCAAGGCACTCCTTAAACGGGGTGCTTTTTTTTGTTTGCAAAAATATGTTTTTTTAATGTATAATAATAAATATAAAGGAGAATTTTTATGTTAAAATTTAGTTTTAGGAAATTTGCCGACAAAAAAGTTTGTGGCGAAAAAATAAACATGCCGACCGAAATGATAAGAGCACTAAAATCGTGGGATGGAAAACAGGTGCATAAGTTTGGCAAAAATAGTGTGCGGCGCAATATTTTTGGTGAAGAATACTATATTTTAGTATCAACCGAAAAAATAGCGATAGGCAGGGAGTTTTGTATAGATGAATGATATATACCAAGCACAAACAGGCTTAAAAGCAAGTATTACAAAGGCGCTGGGCGTTATTATTGGTGTCACAGGTATGTTGGGCGCTTTTTTAGTTTCGTTGCTTAAAACGCCTGAGGGCGGTCTTAGTATAAAAGAAAAAGCGAGTGACCCATGGTTTTGGGTAATTTGGGCGGTAGTTTTTGTAATAGCGATGACAGTAGTGACTATCACTTACCGCACTACAAAAAAAGAAGCAAAAGAACAAAAAACATTTGTTGCCACCTTGAAGTATTATAAAGAACAAAAGGATTTGGCCATGAAGCATATCGACGGCTTACCCAAATTTTGTGAAGAAAAAAACAAAGAAATTTACAAAATGATTGAGCGTGAAATTATTGAAAGTGCTGACCTTGTTTATGAAAAATATAAGCCCGAAAATTATTATCAACCCATTCCTAAATGGAAACAAATTTATTATAAAATGGCTCATATTACTCCTGCTAACGATAAGCCTTATCTTGAGCCTTGGCAAGCGAAAAGATTAAAATTAATAAAGAATATCAAAATAAAAAAACTGAGGTCACGCGATTTAACCCAAGAATATTCTTATACTAAAAATAGTTCTTACTCTTTTTTGCCACAAGATGAAAAATCAAATGAACATTCATTCTTGATGTCAGGCGCGGTTAATAGGGCGTTAAACACTTTCGCTTTTTTGCTAGTAGGTTCATTGACTTTTGGCGCAAGCGGATGGGTGTCGGCAATAACAAACTCACTAGGCATTTTGTTTGCGTGGTTTGGGGCAGTGATTGCTGCAAACGATTATGTAAACAACGAATTACGCAATCGCTACATATCAAAAGGTGATTTATTATCGGAATTTAATAATACAGCGGAAAAATATATCAAGGAGGAAAAAAGCGATGTTGATAACAATAACAACTCAGGACTATCTAACACACTCGGGGATTAATTTAGATTTAGAATTTATGGGAAGTACCGACTCGGGAACTAGTGGAGCAACTATATTTTTGCGCAACACAAGTCAAGAGGTTTGGGATTATTTAAAAAGTCATTTTATTTTTGACGAGGAAGAAATTGAATATACCGATGAATTTATTGAAGAATATAAGCGCGGATTATGCTTGCAAGTTTCTTATATGTTAAAATCAGGCGACGCTCTAAACAATGTTTCAGTCAGGGCTGCTGGTGTGGAAAACTTAGCCCCTAAAGCACGTTTAGTTTTCCGCAATCTTGGATTATGCAATTTGCAAAATACGTATGATATTTATAGGAGATTTTAATATGGGAGTTAATATAAACGTTTCTCATGCTGATTTTCCATTTAGGGCTAAATACTATGACCACGCTTATAGCGATGATGACACGGCGTTAGAATCAACATTGAAGATAAAAGGGATTATATATGTTAAAAAACTTTCGAGCGAAAAAAAGTCTAATTACGTTACGCGCGATGGAAATAAAGTCATTAAACACGAATTAACGGTTTATACTGAAGATTTTTGTGACGATTTATTAAATGATGATTTTTTAATAATTGGCCGCGATAAATGGATTGTTAAACATATTGAAGAACAAGATTTATCATCCAACAAATCGCGCTCGGTTTTTAAAGGAACGACCATTAGTTTAAGGAGATAATATGAGTTATATTAATATATATTTGCGTTCGTTAATGTCCGCCCTTGTGGGCAAATGTCCGATTGATACAGGAAATATGGTTGGCCATATTTATCAGCCGGTTAAACTAGGAACGAACGAGGCTAGTATTACCGTTGCTGCTCCTGCAACAAAAGGCGATTACGCAGGATATGTTAACTATGCTAGAAAATCTCCACACAAAGGGTGGATAGAGCAACAAATATTATCGACGAATCGAGTTGTGGAATCAAATATCAATTATGATATATACAAAGGAGGATAAAAATGGATTTTATCGAATTTATAGCGGAAAATTTGCCAAACGATTACACTTTTAAAACTACAAGTGAATTGAGTTTTAATTTTGAAAAAGATGTTGATAATATTTTGGTTAAAATGCAGCAAGGAAACCGTTATTTGAAGGGGGTAATAATTCCAGTGACAATAATAGTCACTACAAAAAATATATCCAAATCTTTGTCAACTTGGAACGAGTGGGTTGTATCGGTATCGGATAAAGATGTGCTCGAGGGGACTAGCAATTATTATATGATTTTTCAAACTCCCACAGTTTCACAGGTGTTTGATGAAGTATCCGATAACTATTATTCTACTATCACAATTTTTGGTACTATTGTAGAAACTGATGAATTAATAGATATTAAAAGTTTGAAAATCGATGGAGTTGAAATGACCGTTAATACTTTGACTTATCAACTGACTAATACCCCCGACAGTGAACAGCCAACGAATATTAATTCGGGAGATGACTATATTAACACATCATCTATCCAATCTAGCGTGTTATCATTAAGAGTAACAACATTTATGGAAGATTATGATAGTCTAAGAACCAAACTATTTAATGTGAGAAAAAGCCTAGAATCGCCTGATAATTCTTTTGAGATTTGTATTACGTGGAGCAACGATGAAACCGAAACAATAACGATGAAAAATACTTCTCAATCTTTTCAAAAAAATCGCGGTGCCGTATCTTTGCTTACTTTAGATTTTGTAAAATAAGGAGGCTATATTTATGTCAGTAAAAATTTATATTAGCGACACAACGAGCAGCGGAAGTGCTAACTCTAATGATTCAACCACCATTAACGGAAATAATACGCAAAAAGAAGCACAAAACGATGAAAAGGTTTCAGGCAAAAAAAGCGCTGGCAAATCATTGGTTTCAAATTTTTTGATATCCCAAGCAAAGTCATGGGCATCAGCGGGCATACAAGCCTACACGAAATATACTGGTAACTCGAAATTACAGCAAAAAATTAATATAGCATTAAACGCCACATCAAATGTGGTAACGGTAGCATCAGGCTTTTTGGTCGGTGGTCCAATTGGTGCAGCAGTATCGACTGGCGTTGTCGCTGCACAATATGGCTTGACTGAGTTTCAAAATTATATGGAAAACAAAACAAACAATAGAACGGTCAGTATCAATAATGAAGGGTTAGGGACTAGAAATATAAATGGAGGAAGATACGGTGGATAATTCAATTATAAAAATATCAAGTGACACCGATGTGGCGAACGCAAAGACCCTATCATACGAAATAGGGAGTTTTAAAAGAACAACCAACTACAATAGAATTTTGGATAATTCCGAATTACTTTTGACCACTAACAACTCGGAAGATGTTTTAGATTTAGTAAAAGCAGGCTCATGGATTTTTGTCAACGATGAATTAAAATATATTGTCAGTTTGTACAAAAAAACAAGAGCAAGCAATTTTGGAAATACTCCAGTGTGGAAAACCAGTTTAGAATTAGTTAGTTTAACTATTATTTTACAAAAAATTATTCTCCCCAACAAAACCATTAGACAGCCAGTGGTTGACTCCATACCTTCTAAAACCGTTAAAGGCGAAATGGAAAAACTTGTAGAATTATATGGTAGTCAATATTTAGGTATTACCAATTGGGTGGTTGACTATCCCAACGAGGATGAAATAGTCGATGAATATACGTGGACGCAGCCAACTTTGTTTGAATGCTTGTGCGACCTCGCTGCTGATTCCAATTTAACCCCACGAGTGACTTTTGATGGGGAAAATTTTGTAATTGGATTTGTTTCGATAACTAACGATAGCGGCGAACAATTTGACACAAGCAGTGTAAACGGACTTGAAATAAACGGCTCGCTGGAAAACACTCCACAAAGAATGGTTAATATTTTGACCAACAGTTTGTCGAGTTCTAATGTTAAAGAATCGTATGTTTATTTAAAAAGTTCTATTGGAGTTATGGATGATTTGGATTCTACCGCTTATATATCAACTGCTTTTAAAATAGAAAAGCCCGTAAAAATTGTTGTTAAAGGTAATTTATCCGAGAGATACGAAGACAGTGGGGACATAAGAAGCGGACACGAGGCGGGATATTTTGAATACGATATCACCGATTATGTATTAGAACAATCGATTTTTAATTCGTTAGAAACTTATTATGGAACGGGCTTTTGGCAAGATGAAATAAAACAGTATACAAATTGTAATTTATATTATATTTTAGGTGAAAAAAATATATACGGCGTTCGTACTCCTTATAAAGTGGCGTGGACTATTGGTGACGGAATTTTTAGCATAATTAATATTTTAAATCACATATCTAGATACAATAAAAGCAAAATTATTACAAATATCCCAACGGAAGGTTTTTTTGTTGATACCCCTTATTTTTTCAACGATGATGAAGATGACTTTGTTTATGATTTAGAATATCAAGCGGTTGATTCGGTTAGGTATGACATTATTAAAGATGAGGGATATGGCGCAATTGTTCAAAACCAAAGCGATGCATACGTTTCTTTTTCAAACTATAAAACACAGCAGCAAGACATCATGAATAGACTAGGAAGCGAAGAAATAATATTGATGGGTAAAGTAACCGGCCCCAACGATTTGCCTGCTGGTGGCATGTTATATGGCGATAAATTGATAGTTCAAGTAACCAATATAGAATATAAAAACTATTATAACTTTATGTGCATTGCGACCTCAAAATTCAATCGTGTTGATAGTGATGCCGCTATTAATACTAAAAAAAGATTTTTTGCAATTGAATCAGCCGAGAATAGCGTCGAACGCAACGAGTTTTTTAAATGTAGAGAACTTGTTCCTGACACATTTAACGAAGCGGTAGAAGAAGCAAACTATTTTTTATTAACAACATATGATGAAGATAGCAATGTTATAGCAAAAGTCTATATGAGTGCTCTCAAACAAAAAATAGATGACAAAAATTATTTGTTTTCAACAAAAGCATTAAACAATAAATATGTTTCTTTGCAGCGAACAAACGATGGCGAAACGGAATATGTCAAAGGTGCTTTGTATGTAGACACTGATACTGGAGAGTTTGACCACGCAACGATAAAAATTGTAAAAATTACTGGCAATTCAATTGATTTTTGGAAAGACTTTCCACAAGCGTCGGACACTTTGCAAAACAAATCGTATGGAACTATAACTCACGCGTTTAAATATAAGGATTCGGGGGAAAAAATTGCATTTTCGGTGCTATATAGTTTATACTAAATTAAAGGAGTAAATATGACTGAAATTAATTTTAACACACTAGATAAAACATATAAAATAGTTAATGCTGATGTTTTGATTCAGGGCTCATCAAAAATCAATTTTTTAAAAATTTGGTTTGGAACATATATAAATGGAGTTTTTACCCCTGATTTAACTTTGGCAACGGACAAAACAAATGTTGTTGGTGCTATATTTACTCGGCCTGATGGTAAATCAACTTGGTTTATTAATTTTGCTCCACAAACCGATGGCTCTTTTTTAACCGCTATAAGTGGATGGGTGTTGAGAAAATACGGCACGTTATATGTCGATGTCCAATTAAAATCTCTTACAGCGGCTACCACCGATGCTTATAATCGTGTGAGTTTATTAGTGAACGAAGGTACCAGCCTTGAAGATGAAGATTTTGTTTTTACCGAAGCGGACTATGATAATATTTGGGATACTATTAGAGCAATTGAAGTGAATGCGGAAAACGATTTAATGGTTGGAACAGTAACGGCGCATACACAAGAATTGCCATTATCAGGTTTGCGAGAAGTCGATGGAATTCAATTATCCGCGGGCGACAAAGTTCTTGTCACTGGCCAAGGCGATTCAAACGGAATTTATTTAGTAAGCGAAGATGATTGGACTTTAGATACTATTATTTATGAAAATCAAGTAGTATCGGTAGATTACGGTGAAACTTATGGCGGTGCTATGATTAAAAAATTATCGGATGGCACATCTAAAATAGTTAAAAATCCCGAAAGAATGAAATGGAGAGTAATTTAAAATGGCAATTACAAGTAATCAAGAATTTAAAGTGGTACAAGTCGCTACCCTAGCACAGTATAACGACATAAGCACAAAAGACCCTGCTACTGCTTATTGGGTAGTTAGCGCTAAAAAAATCTATTTAGATGGAGTGGCATATGGATTTGATTTTACGACCGATGTTACTGCTACAAATTTGAGTGGAATCATATCGACTGAAAGCAGCGATACACTAACTCTCACTCTTTCAGTTGTTGACAATAAATTGCAATTTACTGGCGCGGTAAAATTAGCGGATTATATTAACAAATCGTGGGCTACATCATCGTTAACTAATTATACTTTAGATATTGCCGATCCAACCATTACATCGCAAACGGCGTTTAATTCTTATCTAAGAACACGTTATCCCGCCAAAAATTACGCGGTGGGTACAATTGCACGAGGCTGCAACGGTGATATTAATGCCTCTACATATTATTACGCATCTATTAGTGCTTCCGATGGCGATAGTCTTTTAGATGTTACCGATGATGGAATAACTTTGCTGAAGGAAGATATAAACGGACTTGCTGATTCTAGAATACAAACGCTTGTTTTAGACCAAAAAGGAGTAGCAAGCGGCTTTGCTGAATTAGACAGCGGGGGCAAAGTCCCACCAAGTCAATTGCCAAGTTATATTGACGATGTATTAACTTATGATAGCGTTGATAATTTTCCCACAACTGGTGCGGATGGAGTTATTTATATTGCGGAAGATACGGGGAAAGTCTATCGATGGACAGGCAGCACTTATACAAACATTGCAACTGGTAATTTGGTGCTTGGCGAAACATCAGCAACCGCTTATCGTGGCGATAGAGGAGCAGCCGCTTATGCACATTCACAAGTGACATCCGGCAATCCGCATTCGGTATCAAAGAGCGATATCGGATTGGGCAGCGTAAGTAATTACGGGGTTGCCACCGAAAGCGAGGCCGAAGCAGGGACCAGTGATACAAAATATATGACCCCTAAAAAAACAAAAGAAGCAATCGATGCACTTGCACAAAAAGTAACATGGACGGTAATATCATAATGGTTTATGGTGTGAAAAACGTAAAAGGCAAATTAATTGTTGAACCTTACGATAGCGAAGAAAATGTCCCTGAAAACGAAACATGTGTTGCTCCTGAAGAATTGCAAGATTTAATCGAAACAGGGAGGAAAAACGATGCCAAGCAATAATTCTAATGCCAGTTTTATATCGACTACACGAGCAAATTTTAACCTGCTTATAAAAGATGACAACTATCTTTATTTTGTTTTAGAAACAACGGGTGAAGTTAGTTTATATTTAGGCAATAACTTGATTAATGAAAAATGGTTCGAAGGCGCAAATCTTTATGGGGAAGAAACCATAGGGGAATACGATAGCGGCGCGACAATAGCCGTTTCCAATTTGGTGGGCTATCAATACATCCGTGCCGAAATGTACGTTGACAGCATTGAATCAGGCACTGAAGCGGTTGAAATAGAAACTAAAATTTTTGAAATTAGTGATTTAAAATTAAATTCAATTACTTACCACATATGGACCAGTTCTACCGAAAGCGAGTGGAACGAAAATAATCATATAAGCAGCACAAATGTTGTTGATAGCACTACTAAATTGATTGAATATTTAAACGATGCGTTTCCACCCGAAAACCAAAACGTTGGAGATGCAGCGCGAGGAACAAGGGGTGAGTTGCCAATTGAATATTTTTACGCGATAGTTGTAGATAAAACATTAATTAGAAATAGTTATATTAAATTGGCTGACGGAAAACTCACAAGAATAAGCGATGAAGAACTTAAATTCACCGCTCCCGAAACAACGGGAGTAACATACAAATTAAGGTTGATAGGAGTTGATTGGTAAAATGGCAACAAATGGAAATGAAGTAAAATTTGCTCAATATTCACGTTCGGCATTTGATACTTTAACAAAAAACGATGATACTCTTTATGTGGTTACCGAAACCGATTCAACACTTAGTTTTTACTTGGGCGAAAATCTTATCGGAATCAGGGCAAGTGCGTTGGATAATTTAATACCCCAAGAATACCATGATGTAACAGGCGAAACAGTTGATTTAAATGCTGATTATTTGTTAAATTACACCGAAAGAGAATTAATTATAATTTTGCATAGTCGAACTGACGGAGGCACTAACAATATATCGAACAAACCTCGAGCAAATTCATTTAAAATGTTTAGATTTTTAGAACGAAGCAATACATCGACCGATTTAAGAGTAAGGGATTTGTGGTATACCACAAACGCGGTTTTTACGCGC